TTGGTGTGGTCATACCGCAGGCAGATGCTGGCGTTATGATGCCTCTTCTTCTAGGTATGTTAGGTCTTGGTGGTGCTCGTTCATTCGAAAGGGTCAAAGGGGTCGGCAAGTAAATGAGTGATTACAGATACTTCAAACTGGAAGATTTTGATTGCCAAGAAACCGGCGAAAACCATATGTCCGAAGAATTTATCGAACGTCTCGACGGACTGCGACACGTTTGTGAGTTTCCGTTTATTGTTACTTCTGGTTACAGATCTCCAAACCATAGCATCGAAGCTAGAAAAGAAAAACCCGGACAACATGCACAAGGTATTGCTGCGGACATCAAAGTTGTTGGGGGCGCACAACGGCGTTTGTTAGTAGAAAAAGCTCTGGACATGGGTTTCACAGGGGTTGGCGTGGATAAAAATTTTGTTCACGTCGATATTCGAACAACAACACCAGTTCTTTGGGTGTACTGATGCCGTTAGCCAAGTTCATCTTCAATCCCGGTATCAACAAAGAAGGCACTGCATATACGGCAGAGGGCGGTTGGTTTGACGGCAATCTGGTGCGTTTTCGCAAAGGGTTGCCGGAGAAGATAGGCGGCTGGACGAAATATATCGAAACCTCTTACGAAGGCACTGGTCGTAAACTGCACGGCTGGGTCGATCTAGACGGGACAAAGCTCTTGGGCCTCGGCACACGGTTCAAGCTATACATACAAGAAGGCACATCCTATAACGACATCACCCCGATACGGTCTACAACCAGCGCAGGTGACGTGACTTTTGCCGCGACCGACGGATCAAGCACGATCACGGTCACAGATTCTGGCCACGGCGCAGTCAACGGGGATTTCGTTACGTTTTCTGGGGCCTCTTCACTAGGGGGCAACATAACTGCTGCGGTATTGAACCAAGAATATCAGGTAGATACAGTGCCAACCGCTAATACGTTTACGATAACCGCCAAAGATACCTCTGGTGCAACGGTTACTGCCAACAGCAGTGACAGCGGCAACGGTGGCGGGTCTGTAGTCGGAACCTATCAAATAAATAGCGGCCTTGACGTGTTTGTAGATGGCACAGGTTGGGGTGTAGGAGCTTGGAGTTCTGGAACCTGGGGGTCCACTACTTCTTTGGGTGATTCGAACCAGCTACGGCTGTGGTCAATGGATAACTTTGGTGAGGACCTGATATCCAACCCTAGAGCGGGGAGCATTTATTATTGGGACAAAACAAATGGGCTAAACACCCGCGCAGTAGCCCTGACAAGCTTGCCGGGTGCTAACTTGGCACCAACACGAGGTCTTCAAGTCATTGTATCAGACGTTGATCGTCACGTTTTTGTATTGGGGGCGGACCCAATTAGTGGGGGTTCTCGTAGCGGGACAATAGATCCGTTGCTCATCGCATTCTCTGACCAAGAAAACGCCGCAGAATGGGAGCCAACGGCCACCACTACAGCGGGATCGTTACGTTGTTCTGCTGGCTCTGAAATAATCGGTGGTTTACGGGCCAGACAAGAGACTCTCGTCTGGACGGACGTGGCACTATACAGCTTGCAATTTATCGGGCCACCTTTGACTTTTGGTCTGAACCTCGTTAACGAGGGCGTCAGCCTGATTGGGCCAAATGCCGCCGTAAACACGCCCCGTGGCGTGTTTTGGATGGACAAAAAAGGTTTTTACAATTACAACGGGTCCGTCACCCCGTTGCCCTGTAGCGTCCAATCCTATGTATTCGATGACATCAACGAAAAACAGGCATTTCAATATTTTGCTTTTGTAAACAAACAGTTTGATGAGGTCGGTTGGTTCTATTGTTCAGAGGATGCGACCGTTATAGATCGGTATGTCGTATACAACTATGTGGAACAGACATGGAACATTGGTCAATTGTCCCGCACAGCGTGGTTAGATGAAGGTATTGTGGCCTTCCCACGAGCAGCAGGTAAGTCAGACTCGACTCACTTTTTATTCCAACACGAAACTGGTCACGATGATGACGGAAGCCCTATGACCAACGTGTTTATTGAGTCTGCGGACTTCGATATCGGTGATGGCGAGGAGTTTCAGTTCATACGCCGTATGATACCAGACGTGAAGTTTACCGGCGATGGTGGTAGTGATCAGGCAATCAACGTGGTTATGAAGACACGGAACTTTCCTGGTCAATCACTGACCTCGGACCAAACAAGCAGTTTTACTGCGACCACTACCAAGATAGATATGAGAGCGCGTGGGCGGCAGGCTTCGGTGCGGTTCGAATCGGACGATGACGCAGGCACTGATGTCACGTTGGGGGTCGGTTTTCGACTCGGTGGTACGAGGCTAGATCTGCAACCCAACGGGCGTAGATGAGTAAGCTTTTACAGGGGAGATTGCCCTTCGCACAAGGCGAACAGGTTGATACTGGCACGTTCAATCGAACTGTACGTTTGCTCGAACTTAGCTTAGACTCTGTTGATCCAGATGCGACACCGCAGTTTACCGCAGCTCGTCGAGATGAGTTGAAATTTAACGCTGGTGATATAATCTGGAATCTGACTGAGGGCGTTTTGCAGGTATATACCGGCAACGTCTGGCAGAATATATCTTCTCCGTCAACATCGGGGTTAAGCGCAACAGTTAGTGTCGGGACCGTCACGGTAGCTACCAACGGTTCTACGGTTGTAACAATCAGTTAGCGGTAACTTATGGCGGAACCTGCTCTACAATACGACGAATTTGAAGATATCGAGCCGATAGAGATACCTGCCGGTGGCATTGCTACCTTCCTGACCGCACGAGAAGGCATAGCCGCCGATTCTGATGATGAAATCCCACAAAGTGGCATAGCCCAAGTCAAAGCCGTCGCAGACCAGTTAGCAGAGTTCGGTCGCCATGAAGACCAGTACATGGTCCACGCAGCACACGGCGAAACAGTTATCCCGATGGAGGTTTTTCGTAAAAACCCCATTTTGAAAGAAAACATCTACAAACAAATGCGCGACATGGGCCTTGAGCCAGAGCGTTATGTTGTAGGCAGTGAATTCAACTCGATCAACCCAGTAACGGGGCAGCCTGAGTTTTTTCTAAAGAAGCTCGTCAAAGGCGTGAAAAACGTCTTCAAGGGGGTCAAAAAAGTTTTTAAGGTTGTTGCTCCTTTATTGGTAACCGCCGCTGTTAACACTTTATTTCCGGGTCTCGGAGCGATTGCTGTCGGAGCAATATCGGGGGGTATTACCTCTCTCGTACAAGGCGGTGATCTCAAAGATGCATTGAAAGGTGCGGCGATTGGCGGAGCATTGGGCGGTATTACAAAAGCTGTTAAAGGTGCTGCTGGTGCTGCCTCGGAAGGGAAAAACGTTCTCGGAGGTGCCAAAGCTGGTTTCATGGCAACACCCGAACAAAGCCCTTTTACTGCTGGCAAATTTTTCGCTGAAGCTCCTGCAACTCAATACGGGCCACCTCTGCCTCCTGTGGATGAAAAAGCATTGGCATCTTTGCAAGACACGACGCGCGTCTACTCGTCTGGCGGCGATTATATACCGTCTAATGTGACACAAAGTTTTTCCGCAGAAGATATCAGTCGATTAGAAAAGTTACCTTTCGATGCTAAAACTAACCCGTATGGCTTCAAGACAAACGTAACTGACACAACTGCCGCTGGGGACGCAGTTCGCAGAATGGGTTTTGATGTGACGGATGAAGAGGCCTCCAAATTGTTATCGAGTCAAACAACGTCGGGTGCTGCCGTGACCGATGTGGCAGATGCAACTATCGAAGTACCGGGTATCAGATCTGGTTTGGCACGGCTGACGGGTTATGGAGACGCGGCTTTTGAACCTATCGAGGGTTTCAAAGACATATTTTTGCCGGGGTTACAACAAAACGCCGCGATTGCGGACGCTGCTGAAAGGTTCACAAAGCAAACAGGTTTTGGGCGCGGAACACCAGAGTTCGCCAAGTTTATGGCTAACCTCGATATACAAAAACCGGGTTTTTTCCGTAAATTTGGTCCGGGCATCGCTGGTCTTCTGGCGGTTGACGCTTTGACCCGAGAGGAGCCAAAAGATTTTAACGTGGCAGAAGCGGTTGAAAACCCCTTCATTGGAGATCGTAGATACTCACCTGGCACATTTTTGCCGAGACCGTCCTACACCATAAAAACTTTGAAGCCAGAGGATTATATAGTCCCGACGACTGCTCCTATTTACCAGCCACAAGCTTTTGCAGCAAAAGGCGGCGGCATTGAAGAAAACATTTTCCCACGTATGAATGGTCCTATTGAGGGTCCGGGCACTGAAACGTCGGATGACATACCGGCCATGCTGTCAGATGGTGAGTTCGTAATGACAGCGAAAGCAGTCCGGGGAGCAGGCAACGGGTCACGCCAAGAGGGGATGAGAAACATGTACCAAATGATGAGTAATTTCGAGGCTAGAGCCTGATGGCAACCACAACCCAAATACAAGAGGTAAGAGAATCTCAGCCGGTTGAAGCATATAAATTAGGTCTGTACGAGTCCGCGCAAGATTATATCACCCGGATGCAGGGCATCGATCCTGCCACCGGGAAACCGCTCGTTGATGCAGAGGGTAGGGAACTTGGACCGGTTTTACCGCCAACCCAAGCTATCGCTGGTCTTACAGCAGAACAAATTGGTGCAGGTGAACTAATCAGGACGGGTATTGGTGGTTACGAGCCGTTTCTGCAAGGCGCGTTGGCAAGCACACAAGCAGGTCAACGTGCTATCACAGAAGGGGCTTTGCCCGGTATACAAGAGGCTTTGGGAACACAACGTGGCGCGTTATCCACACTGCGCGATGCCCAGACTCTTGCGGCAGCTACCAGGGCAGAGCCTTTCACTTTTAGAGATCAAGCACTTAGGGGTTTATCAGCCGCCGCTTCCGACATTACTGGAGCGCAGGCTGGTGTGCCGTTGCAAACTCAAGCTGCACAGCAGGGTATTACAGCGGCAGACGTAATTGGACAACGGGCAGCACGAGATGCACAAGCTCGTTTGAGTCTGGGCGCACAACAAGCCAGACAAATAGCTGGCACAGGTCAGCGTGATTTACTGGCTGCAAGACAGGGGTTGGCGGGTGCAGAGGCACAGTTTGACCCGAGTGGCATCGGTCAATTTATGGACCCGTATATCAGCCAAGTTGTAGAGCAGGCCCGAAAAGAGGTGATGCGAACTGGGGAGTTGCAAAAGCAACAAGCTGATGCCCAAGCCATAGCGGCGGGTGCTTTTGGTGGTTCTCGGGGCGAGGTTCAAAGAGCGGAAATAGATCGGGCCGTCAATGAACAAATTGCAAGACAAACCGCTGGTTTATTGAGCCAAGGGTTCGGTCAGGCACTTGGTGCCGCGCAACAAGCTTTTGAAGCTGGCAAAGGACGACAACTCCAACGCGCAGGGATAGCGGGGCAACTGGCACAAACACAAGCTGGTCTCGGATTACAAGGCACGGCCGTCGGACAGCAGGCGGCCCAGACAGGTGCTCAACTAGGATTACAAGCGGCGCAACTAGGTCAGCGTGGTGCTCTCTCTGGTGGACAGCTTGGTCTGCAAGGTCAGCAGGCCTTGGCTCAAATGGCTGGTCAGAGAGCAGACATCGCAAGAACAGGCGGTCAGTTGGGACTCCAGTTTGGTCAATTGGGGCAAGCAGATGTTAGTCAGTTGGCTGCATTGGCTGGTCAACAAGCGCAGACTGCCCAAGGCATCGGGTCGTTAGCGGCACAAGGCGGTCAGCTTGGCGGCAGACTCGCTTCGATGGGTCAAATACAAGCCGCTCTGGGGCAACAGGCTCAACAGCAAAGAGCCGCTGACGCACAGCAGTTATTAGGATTTGGCGGTATGCAGCAACAACAGGCGCAAAATGTATTGAATGCACAGTTTGCCGCTGAACAGGCTGCCTACGCACAGCCTTTACAACAACTTGGTTTCTTGGGTGATCTGACCAAGGCACTGCCTTCATCACAAAGCTCAATCTTGCAACAAAATGCACCCAATCCCGGTCTCGGGCAACAGGTCGCTGGTTTGGCACTGGGTGCCGCTGCACTCGGGAGGGCGTTTTAATGCAAGGCAGTATGCCCCGCGAGATCAAAGACATCATACGCAACGTCCAGCAAATGGATCTGCCGGAGAACGGTATTGCTGACATCCGCATAAAAATACAGGGCGGTGACGTGATGGACCGTCCCATGTTCAAAAAAGGCGGTGGCGCAAACAAGTTCCCAGATCTCAGTGGTGACGGGAAAGTTACACAAAAAGACATATTGATAGGCCGTGGCGTCATTGAGAAACAAGAGGGCGGAGCAGTTAACCCAGAGCAGGCGATAGCTCAAGTCGAGATGGCTGCCGAAGCAGAGGGCGAACAGCTTGGCCTTGACTATCTGGCCCAGCAGATGGGCGGCATTGATATGGCAGAAGACGCAGAGGGCCTGATCAATGCACTACGGGGCAATGAGATGCCTATATCAGCACGGCGCACGGAACTTGCAGAGTATGTCGGGGAAGAAGATGCGATGCGGACCCCAGAGTCTGTATTGGCAATGGTACAGCCCACCATAATGATGACAGAAGAAGGGGCTATGAACTCAGGCATTGGTGAATTGATGCAACAACTCACCTCAGATGTCGAAATGGCTACGGAAGGTGGTGCGCCAACAGACATGGGTCAGGGTGTCGGCGCATTGATGATGGCAGGAGCACCGGAACAGCCCGTGCAGCAGTTTGCGGCGGGTGGTGCTGTGCAGTATTTTCAAGACGGCACACAAAAAGACCCGTTGACAGGTGAGGACTTGTTTCTTGCCGGGGCCATCAGGAGAGCAGGCGCACTGCAAAACATGCAAAACATAGGTACAAGTCCGAGCAACTTACAAACGTATTTTGATGAATACCTACCTCTTTACGAAAACCTGATACGAGACAGCGAATCTGAAGAAGATAGGAGGAAAGACAGAGCACTTGCTCTGGCGAAGGCGGGTTTTAGGTTTGCGTCGGGCGTAGGCCCGAAAGGACAAAACATTGCAGGCCAGCCTTTGCTTTCACAGGCTGCAGCCGCCGCTATCCCGGCCATAGATGAACTAGGTGATATCGAGTCACGTCGTCGAAAAGAAGATACCGCACTTCGTACCCTTGCCGCACAATCAGCGATGAAGGCCCAAGAATCCGCAACGGAACGTCTCCAAAAACAAGCGGAGCTAGAGTTTACTGCTGGTTTATCTTTGCAGAAGACCGGTCTCGAGCAGATGCTCAAAGGCGATGAGTTTTCTATTTCCAAAGTAAAAGTAGGAGAGAACGAAGAAAGAGCTATTGTATTGAACAAAAAAACAGGCGAAACGTCACCGCTTGAAGATTTCAGTGCAGGAGCAAGTGCCGTTGGTTTAAATAGCCTCCCGGCAAACTTGTCAGAAGGGAAACAAATTTCTTTGTTGTTTGAAAATTTGAAACCATTGAGCGACGGAACTCTGAACCCAACGGTCGTAAAACAACTCGACGGTATCATTGACACGTTGTATCCGGCAGAAATAGTCACTGCTGGTGTCAAAAAGATTCCAACGGTTCCTGTCAGTGTTTTGCAGATGCTAGCTGACAGGATCAATCGAGGCGAAATGCCCGACGTGCAGGAACGAATTATTCGACAAGCTCAGTTGTACACCGCAGATCCTCAAGCTGTTCTGGAGTCGCAAACAGAAACCGCTATCCAAAACATGCGACGGAACACTGAAGAACAGGCGAAATTGGGTGAAGTGCCCGGTCAAGAACCACTTATTGCAGAAGGCATTAGACCAGAAGCATCTTATGGCTTAGGAAAAGCAGTTGTAGCTCCTTTAGTAATGGCACTTACCGCACTTGAAGATGAATTACTGGGTGCAGGCACGCTCGGTGAGGCGAGAAGTCAACGCTTCAGAAGGTTTTTCGAAAACGAAGGTGGTATTGAAGCTCTCGTGAATGACACAAGCCAACAGCTATTACAAAGTATTGGTGGCACCCGGTTGGCTGGAGAACTCGCGTTGATTACCGAGCAAACAGACAAGCTAAAACCCGGTGTTTTTAAATTTGAAGAAACCGCGAGAGCGGCTGCTAAGAAAGTTCTTGTTCGTTTACGAAATTTAGACACTCGAGCGAATCAAATCTTACGAGAGAATCTACGAACTCCAGGTATATATGCTCCAGAGGATGTTCAAGGTGCACAACGAGCGAAGATGGCTCTGCCGGGATTGATTAGAGCGTACACAGTTTTGTTTGAAAGCTTTCCTGCTTCACAATTGTCTCAAGAGGAGGACCCACGAACACTTCCTTCAAATAGAACAAACGTGATCGCCGCGCCGATTTCGAATATTGGTCAGACAATACAATCAGGCGGAACATCAGACTAGAAATGGCTGAAACGCTACCACCACCAGATCCTACAATTACATATGGCGATTTTGCGTCTGCTGTACGTCAATTTGGTTTGTCGCCCACTGTCAAAGCATATGTGACAGAAATTTCTGGCAACGAAAAAATTTACGATGATCTAGCGTCACAAGGATTGAGCGATTTTGTGATCGCAAACGATTTTTTCAAACTAGACGGTATTGACCCTACTTCTTTCATCGAAGGCGAACGTAGAGAGGGTCTGAGTCTCGAAGATTCTGCCAGACTCTTATCACAAGACATGAATATTGATTTCAGTGCTTTACGAGAGGAACAGGGTGTTTCAGTGCCTGATTTTCTTGAGTTTTTTACCAAGGGCCGTCGGTTAGAAGGACTTGATCTCGCGTTGGAGACCGCCGGTCGAGGACTTGTTTCCGGCAGCTCAATGGCGGCGGGTGCTGGCACAGGTGCACTCATTGGAATGGGAATTCCTGTGCCCGGCGCGACAATGATTGGTACGATATTAGGCACAATCGGTGGAGCTTTTGCTGGGGAAGAGATCAAAGAAGAGGTCTTCCCACAAGAGCCGATTATCGTCCCTGGCTCTCGAGAAAAAATGGTTTTTGGAGAAACGTTGATTGAGGCCCTCATGGGGACTTCGTTACTTAAAGCCGGACGAGAAGCATCTGGTTTTGTGTTTGACAAGGTGGGTGACGAGTTCAAAAACCGTGGTTTTTTTGCCGATAGGCTGAGAGAGTCTGCACTCGCCAGAAACTACAACGTCGTGAAAACTGAAGCATTCAGACCGAGTGGCGCGACCCCCGCTCTAGGGGTGGTTCCAATGGAGCGATATATCGAAAGAATCGCAAAAGAGGACCCTGTGTTATTCGCCTATCTAAGGGCGTACCAAAAAAACCCAAAAGCGACTATTGCAGCAGAGGCAGCAGGCGGTTTGGGTGCCGCTACCGGTGCGTTTTTTGCCGAACAAGAATTTCCGGGTGACCCAGTTATGAGAGGTGTCATGGAGCTTGGTTTTGCTACGCCTTTATCGTACGCAAGCTTGTTTCCGTATTTTCTAGTCGCAAAAGACCGGTTGAAAGGATCTATTGATCGCGCTCGAGGGACTCTGACACAAGAAGAACAAGAGAAACGAGTAGGTCGAGTTTTAGTCGGGTTTTTTGAAGAAATGGGCGAAGATCCCCAAGATTTCATCACAGCACTTAATAACGGCACTTTTTTAAGATCTATCGAAGATACTTTGGCAGCGCATGACGCACGTTTTGCTGATTTGACAGAAGATCAGATAGCTGACCTACCCATGACCACTAGGATGCTGGCATCTTTAGATAGTAATGATTTGCGTGAAAACGTTTCTTTGGATCTGCTCGAAGCGACGATTAGGAAAAAAGTACCGTTTGAAGACCAAAAGTTTGTTCAAAACTACAACCTACAAACACGTCGTATACGAGATTTAATTGCTGCTTTGAGCACCAGCGAAAATCCAGATGCTTTGCAAGTGGCAGGCGACATGCGTTTGAAATTGTTCAAAGACACTATCCAAGCACGTCTTGACCAGGCAACGAATGATCAACGACGAGTGGTTGATAACTTTGGCACCGGAGCATCTAGTGCCGCCGCTCGTCGAGAGGCTGGCCGAAAATTAGATGCAGTTATGGAAGGAGCTTTTAACGACATCCGAGAGCAACAAAAAAGATTGTATGACCAAATACCCAAAGATTTATCGATAGGTGACTTCAACTTAATTAACACAATACGTGAAATCAGCGCAGAACTACCGCCGGAGGCCAGAGCAGATGTTTTACCAAAAATCGTTCGGGGCACAGAAAAAAGATTCAACGACAGGATTAACAAGGCCCGGCTAGAAAATGAGATCTCCCAGCTTGAGACCGATCTGGCGGAGTTGAAAAGCTATCAAGGTTTTGTACGCGAAGGTCCTTTGCAAGGGACCAATATACAAACACCTCCAGAGGTAAAGGACAGGCTTGCAGCCTCATATGACGTTCGATTCGATCAAGTAGAAAAAGAAATAAAAGACAGGCTCGGGGTGGCGCAAGAGGCAAACGAGAAACTTGGCGATGTCGATGATACCCCGCTTACCCGACAACAAATGTCAAAATATCGGTCTTTGATGTTGGGTGAAGCAAGAAAAGCCGGTGCCGACGGACAAATGGAGATCGCTCTCCTTTACAGCCGAATTGCAGATGCAATCGAAGAGGATTTTGCGGACGTGGGTACAATTACTCAACTAAATGATATTTCTTTGACAGAACAAGGAAAATTGAATGCTCAAATCGGAGCGGCAAATGCCTTTACGAGAGCTTTCAAAGATGCGTTTTCTCGTTCATTCCCAAACAAACTTCAAAAAGAACGACGCACCGGGGAGGCGATAATCAACCCAGAGCTTCTGTACAAAGAAATCATAAGAGGCGGCACTGTCGAGCAAGATATCAAAATGGAGCAGATATCAGACGCGGTAACCTTCCTACAAAGAAGTTTGGTGGGAGATACTATTGGAGGCCCTAGTTTTAGAATGCTCAGGCCAGGTCAAGCCGAGGCAATAGAAACAAAAACCGCCGAACGTCTGAAAACGATGGGTGAAGCATACGAAGACATTTTCCGGGCGTTAGCAAGATCGAAGATTGTAAATGTTCGGCAAGGCGAAGAAGCAGAGATCAACCTGCCAGCTCTACGAGCTTTTATTGATGAAAACGAACAGGTGTTGGACCGCATACCAAATCTTAAACGTGATTTGCTAGACGCTAAAACGGCCCGAGTCGCGTTGAATCGCGTTTTAGAAGATGAAAAACAAGGGGAGTTACCAGAGTTTTTTATATCTCGTTTATTCCAACAAGTGACCGGCGACCGTCCTGATCAAGCAATTGAGAAACTTATCGGTTCTGATGCAACTCGTCCTCGGGAACAATTTTTTGATACGTTGGATAAACTGCGAACGCAAGGAGTTTTTAGTGTGCCAGAAGAGACTGTCGAAGAGCGGCTTAAAACTGCCGTTTTGTCTTGGGCGCGTGGCAGATCACTCGGAAAACGACCGGGTGAACCTTTCGGTGAAGTAACGGACCCAGCACTGTTAGACGATACAGCGGCCGCTTTTGAAGGTGTCGCGGAAACGCCGAATTTTTTGGCGATGTACAATTCTTTGTTTTCGACCGATAGCGGCGGTCAAAGCGTTATGAGTATTTTGTCTCGACCGGGACCAGACGGGCAACCCGCTTTGTTTTCTTCAGTAGAGCGTTTGAATTTACAAAAAATATTGAAGAGAGGCATAGAGCTACAAAGAACCGTCTTGAATCCACGATTCAAAGACGTGGTTGAAGAAGTTGCTCCTGATGTCAACTTACTGACGGGTTTACTTATCAAACTATCTGGATCACAAATCGGTAGCTCTCTTGCTCGTTTTATACCGGGTAGGGGACAAGGTCTCATCGAAGCCGGGGCTGGTGTGCGCTTCCTCGAGAAGATGTTGGCACCTATACCTTCAAACGCGGTGGATGAGATTTTGTTACGAGCAGCCAAAGAACCAGAGTTCATGCGCTACATACTGAACACGGGGGTAATTGAGAAGGCTGCGGAGGGCACTGCAAAAAAACCGCCCGGTCAAACTATCCGGCAACAAGTCGGTGAGATCAAACGTTTCCGGTCTTATTTGTTACCCATTCTTGGTAACGTCGCAGACGAGATCTTGAGTGAATCAGAGGAAGAGATATTACAAGGAAGATTTGAGGGTTTTGAGGAGCAAAGGTCAGAAAGATATGAGCCTTTTGCCCCACCACAGCCTGTCGCGCCACCAATCGCGCCACCTGTATCAGCGGCTATGCCTGCCCCGGCCCCGACCGCACCAAATCCTCAACTCAGACAGCGGTTTGCAGCACTGTATCCAGATGATCCGATATCTCCGCTAATTGAGGCCCAAGGCATCGGAACACTACCTCAAGGCAGGGTTTAGACCAACCAAGACCTAGCTTCTTCCCCCAGCACCTGTTGTGCTATATCAATCTTACCTTTCAACGCTTTGATTATCTTTTCATCGACTGTCCTGGGGCTAACTAGATCCACATACAGAACGTGGTGATCCTGACCAATTCTGTGGGCGCGGTCCTCTGACTGCAACCTGATCTCCAAATCGTAAGAGTTGTTGTAATACAGTACGTTAGTTGCCGCAGTTAAAGTTAACCCGTAGCCCCCGGTCTTTGGGTTTGCCACAAAGAAACGAACTGGGCTTTCTTTGTCTTGGAACTGTTCAACGATTCGGTCGCGCTCCTCTTGCGGCGTGGCACCATAGAATGTCACCACCGAATCTTCACCGAACTTCTCTGCTAATATCTGTTGTATCTGCTCAATGTCGTACACATAACTGGCCCAGATGATGACTTTGCCAATCATCTCACTTATGACCTCTAACATTTCAGTCATACGGTGGCTGGCAAGCGGTTGTATCTCTCCGTCATCAGTTCTCAGATGACCACAGGTGATCTCTTGCAGTCGCATAATCTGAGTCAACACGCTTTGCGTAGTCGATAGCTCCCCCTGATCCAGCATGGCTAACGCAAACTCCTGCATTTGTTTGTACGCCTTAGTTTGCTCCTCAGTCAGAGCCACTTGTCGCTGCATGTAGATCTTGTCCGGCAGGTCCAGACAATCTTCTTTCAAGACACGGTGGCTGTGCTTTTCGAGCTTGCAGTTCAACTCCTCGAGGTTCCTGTACCCAGTTATCTGTTGAAAGCTCCGTGCTCCAAACTTACGTTGTTGTACCACTGCATACCGACCTTGGAATGCGTAGTAACTGTCATAGTTCAGCATACCTTTATTCAAGAATGCACACTGGGAGAACAGGTCCATCGGGTTTTTTGTGACCGGGCTACCTGTCAAGATTCTTTTGTATCTAGCCTGCTTGCCGAGCGCAATTATGTTTTTGGTTCGCTGTGCCTGTCTATTTTTGATGGTGGTGCTTTCATCCACGACGACAAAACTGTCGGCATTCAGTTTCAAAAAGTCTTGTGCCACCTGGTTACCACGTTTAGTCGATAAAGCCTCTACATTCATAATCAGGATCCGCAGAGAATCTTTCGAACCCCGCGCAACTTGGATCAGACGTTTCTGAAACTTCTGTGTGGTCTTCGGCTCCCACAGTAAAGAGTCCACTTTTACATCTTCTGACATGTGCTGTGGTATTTCTTTTGAGTGCCAGTTTGCATATACCCCTTTCGGAGCAATAATCAGGGCTGCCTCTATCTCGCCTTGTTGGAAAAGCATTCCCATCGTATCTATCGTGACTTTTGTTTTGCCCGTGCCCATCTCCATGAACAGGGCGTAGAAGCTGCGCTGCCAAGACTTTTCTAGCGCAACCTTCTGGTGTTCGTATGGTTCTGTTTTAAATTTATACATTTTGCTTTCTATATGTTGACATCTGCGATGTTAAGGGATTACTCTCACATTGGGAAGTGTTGAAAGACACTTAAACAATAAACAACGAACGAGGACTGACGAATGAGTGACCTTTTTGACGAGATGGCCGAAGATGCCGAAAAATCTCTGAATCTCCCCGATGACGGACAACTGGGCAGCGTATCGAAGATCGCTGAACAGATCATTGCCGAGCAGCAAAGAGTAGAAAATCTCGAGGCAGAGCACAAGGCTGCAAAAGCCAAACTTCTGAAACTGACCGATGAGGAACTCCCAGCAGCAATGCAGGAGTTGAACATGAGTGCCTTTGCGTTAGCAGATGGCAGTCAGGTGACGCTGAAACCAACGTATGGTGCCAGAATCCCCAAGGACAAAGAAGAAGATGCGTTTGAGTGGCTGAGACAACGGAACGAAGCTGATCTTATCAAAAACACTGTGACAGTGCGCTTCAACAAAGAACAGGACAACGAGGCAAAAGCCTTGGTGGACGATCTGCGTAAGAGGCACATGGAACCAGAACAAGCTTCAACGATTCACCCCGGAACCCTGAGAGCTTGGGTGAAGGGCAGGGTCGAGGATGGTTTGGAACTGGACATGGAATTGTTTGGTGTGTGGGTCGGACAACGAGCAGAAATCAAGAGGAACAAAGATGGCTGATAAAGAAGTAAAAGAAACGAAAGAAGAAAAAAGCGTAGCTGTGATGGACGCGGCGATGTTTGAAGCGGATGCTGGTGCTGGCATGAGCATGGAACAGGACGATTTGGCACTGCCATTTCTGAAGGTCCTCAGTGCTCTTGATCCCCTCATACAAGAGGGTGAGATCGATGCAAAGCCCGGTGACCTTTACAACACCGTCACAAACACCGTCTATCCAGGTAAAGCAGGGGTGCAAGTGATACCGGCTCACTACGAGCGACGGTTTCTACAATGGGCACCTCGAGGCAGTGGCTCTGGTGCTCCTATGAACATTTACGGACCGGACGATGAACGCCCGGAAACTAAGCGGGACGAGAACGACAACAAAGACTACGTTGTCGATGGGGAAGGATCTTACATTGACGAGACCCATCAGCACTATGTCGTAGTCCTCGAAGAGGACGGATCGGCAAACACGGCTTTGATTTCTATGAAGTCAACGCAGTTGAAGAAGTCACGCAAATGGAATTCGATGATCGCCAGCAGGACGATGACAAACGCCAAGGGCATAAGCTTTCAGCCCCCACGTTTCAGTCACGTTTACAAGCTGTCTACCAGTTCTGAGAAGAACGACAAGGGTAGCTGGCACGGCTGGAACATTGAACTAGTCGGTGAGGTCAAAGACGCGAACGTCTACCGGTCTGCAAAAGCGTTTCACGAATCCATCGCAAGTGGGAACGTGACCGTCAAGCATGAGCAGGAGACTTCAACAGGAAGGACCGACGAGCCTTTCTAGCCGCTATGGGGAACCCGGTCTCCACAGGCCCAGCAAATTCGTCTTTGATCGCTGGGCCATCCGGGCCTTTATATTATGATAGAACAATTTTCAAAAATATTTGACGGATTACAAGCTGCCTACGGCACATATAAGATCAATGGCCGAGACACAAAGGGCAAAGCCACTGGCAAAGCAACCGTCGTAAAAGAATCTCGGACCACGGAGACCTGGGAAGCACATTTATCCGGGCAGCAGTCCATCGGTATCATCCCCATCAACGAAGACAACGAATGCAAATGGGGTTGTATTGATATCGACGAGTACAACTTCGATCATCAGAAGCTACTCAAACAATTACAAAACGCAAAATTACCTTTGGTGGTGTGCCGCAGTAAGTCTGGTGGTGCCCACGTGTTTTTATTTACAGCAGAGTTCATACCAGCCAAAGACATGCAAGAGACGTTGAAACGTCTAGCAGTGTCTCTGGGCTATGGTTCTTGTGAAATATTCCCAAAACAAATAGTGCTACATCTGGAGCGGGGTGATGTCGGGAACTTTCTCAACACGCCTTACTTTGATCACGAGAATGGCTTGCGGTATGCCTTCAAGGCAGATGGTACTGCCGCCACAATAGAAGAGTTTTTTGAGTTGCACGAGCAGAACGTGCAGACCCACGAGCAAGTGCTGGCATTGACAGTAGAAGAGGACCCGGATCTTCCGTTGAAGGACGGACCACCCTGTCTTCAGATGCTATGTCGAGATGGCATACCAGAAGGTGCGAGAAACAATGGACTGTTCAACCTCGGGGTGTACCTACGCAAAGCCAACCCTGACGGTTGGGAGTCAGAGATCCTCGAACACAACATGAAGTTCATCCATCCACCGCTGCCTTTGGGTGAGGTCAACACAGTAGCCAAGCAGTTAGAAAGAAAAGATTACGCCTACAAATGCTCTGACGCACCAATCAACTCCGTGTGCAACCGAGAACTTTGTATGACCCGAAAGTTTGGTATCGACGGTGTAGTGACCGGGGTACAGATAGCTAATCTTAGAAAGTATAACAGTACACCGCCGGTCTGGTTCCTCGATGTGATGGGTCAGCCGCTAGAGATGCAGACAGATGATTTGTTGAACCAAGCTGCTTTCCAAAAAGCCTGTGTAGACCAACTGAACTTCCTGCCCAGAACAATCAAAAAAGATATGTGGGAGACCCGCATCAACGGGTTGCTCAGTGAGATGTCAGATACAGAAGGCAGCATCATTGAAGTGTCTGAGGATGTCAGTGTCAATGGTCAGTTTAACGACCATCTGGAAGACTTCTGCACAGGCCACCAAGCGGCAGAAGAAAGAGAGCAGATACTATTGAAGAGACCTTGGACCGACGCAGAGAGAGGCGAGACCTATTTTAGATTGAAAGATCTTGAGTCACACTTGATTAAAGCAAACTTCAAGCATTTCAAGACACACCAAATTGCACAGCGGTTACGGGATCTCAACGGGCATAGTTCGTTGTTGAAAATACAAGGCAAGCAAATCAGACTGTGGCGCATACCTTCGTTTGACATGGACAAATCTGAATTGAAAACACCCCAGTTCACAAAAGAAGAAGAGATACCTTTTTGATGTTTCGTTTGTTTGGACCACCGGGAACTGGCAAAACCACCACACTACTGAATCTGGTTGACAAGGCTCTCGCAGAGGGCACACCACCACACAAGATTGCATTCTTTGCGTTTACCCGCAAGGCAGCATCTGAGGCAAAAGAAAGAGCTTCTGTACGTTTTGGATTAGATCCAAAAGCAGATCTGCCATATTTTCGTACCATACACTCGTTGGCTTTCTTTTTGACCGGTCTGAAGAGTGACCAACTGATGACAGCGGCACACTACCGGGAAGTCGAAAACAAAATAGGCATCAGCTTAGTGTCGGGAGAAACCAGACTGCACGAGGTTGAAGAGGACCTCACTAACAGCCTACGCAAGGAGTCGCCCATTCTGAGGTTGATCACGTTGTCGCGCTTGAAAAAGACATTGCTGCGGCATGAATATAATTTCAGCGATATCGAGTACAACTGGCTGGAAGTGGATTACGTGGCACGGTCCTTGGACCAATACAAGAAAGAACACAACCTGTTTGATTACACCGACATGTTGGAGTTGTTCGCCAAATCAGCACACGAGACGTGTCCAAAGTTTGAGCTTGCGATGATTGACGAGGCACAAGATCTCAGTCCGTTGCAGTGGGAGATTGCCCACGCAATAGAAAAGAAGTCACGGCAGATGTACTGCGCGGGAGACGACGACCAGGCTATTTACAAATGGAGTGGGGCAGACGTTGATCATTTCATCAATCTGCCGGGTAGCAGCGAGGTGCTCGAGCAAAGCTACCGGGTGCCAAGTAAAATACATGAGCTTGCCAACCGAGTATGTGCCCGGATCGTAAGGAGATTTCCAAAAAACTACCTACCAAAAAAAGAAGAGGGTTCGGTTAAGAGGATCACCGGGTTTGAAGAATTAGATTTGAGAGAAGGCACTTGGCTGTTTTTATCGCAGGCTAAGTTTCATTTGCAGGGGGCACATAACTTTTTGAAATCACAGGGTTATTTTTACGAATATTCTGGCGGTAAGCCTAGTGTGCGTTTGAAAGTAAGGCAGGCACTCGAAGCGTGGAGATTGTTGCAAGCTGGTAAACCGGTTGTATTTGATTTGGTAAAAGTTTTATACAGCTACATGACGGGCAACGGTGTCAGAATAGCCAGAGGACATAAGAAGATTATTGGGGAAGAAGACGACACTTTTACTTTTGAGGAACTGAGAGACCATCATGGTCTGTTGGCGAATCGAGATATGGAGTGGCACGAGGCTTTGGATAAGATACCGGGCGTGGACGTGGCTTATGTCAACGCACTGGTGCGGCGAGGCGAAGATCTCACCAAAGAACCTCGAATCAAGTTGTCAACAATCCACGGGGCAAAAGGCGGTGAAGCAGAGAACGTGGTCCTGTACACGGACCTGACCGTTGCAGCAGAAGAATCAATGGAGCGCGATGCGGATAGTATCCACCGGGTGTTCTATGTTGCTGTGACTCGCTCGATGCGTAACCTTTTTATCGTGGAACCCGAAAATTTTAACAGGAGTTACGCGTTGTGACTGAGGATAACGTAAACCAACCTAAGCACTACCTGATCGGCGGGATCGAGGCCATCGACGCAATGGTCATGGTGTTTGGGGCCAAGTCAGTCAAACTTTACTGTCTATGCAATGCTTTCAAGTATCTGTGGCGATGTATGCACAAAGGGAAAGAAACAGAAGACATCAAAAAGGCGATTTGGTATTTACGTTTTGCTATCGGTGACGACCCGCGAAAAGACCATGCAAAAAGAAACTAGATTACAGTTTCCGTTGTTCACCCCGAAGTCGGAGTGGACACCACCATTCGAGTTACGAGATCTCACGGGTTGCAAAGAGATAGCCGTGGACCTCGAGACACGTGACCCGAACCTCAAACAGAACGGACCCGGTTGGCCCAGAAAGGACGGTGATGTCGTAGGCATCGCTGTTGCAACGGATGGTTGGGAAGCTTACTACCCAATCGCTCATACCGGCGGCGGCAACCTGGACAAGGGCATAGTTATGCGCTGGCTGCAAAAACAGATGCAGACTGATTGTCCTAAGATCATGCACAACGCACCATACGACCTCGGCTGGCTGAAAGCATCCGGTATTGAAGTCAACGGTGACATCGTAGACACGATGGTGATGGCTGCCCTACTTGACGAGAATCGTTTTAGCTACAGCTTGAACGCTCTGTCATACGATTACCTCGGCGAGGCCAAGTCAGAAAAGCTTTTGACTGAAGCTGCGGTAGAGTTTGGTGTCGATCCGAAGGGAGAGCTATGGAAGCTGCCATCCCAGTTTGTTGGTCCGTATGCCGAGCAGGATGCCCGGTTGGCCTATGATCTTTACAAGTTTTTCAAGCTTGAAATCAACAAAGAAGGACTCGAGACAATCTTCGATCTCGAAACACGGCTCACGCCCTGTCTCATCGATATGACGTTCCGGGGGGTAAGAATCGACCTTGAAAAGTGTGAAAGGACGAAGCAAGAGCTCTTAAAGGAAGAAAAACAAAAGCTCAAGCAAATCAACGACTTAGCGGGTATGGACGTTGAGATCTGGGCAGCAGCATCTTTGGCAAAAGCATTCGATAAGTTAGGCATCAAATACGCCCGGACGCAGACCGGACAGCCGTCATTTACCAAGGTCTTTTTGTCTGAGCACCCGCACGAGTTCGCGAAGCTGGTTGTCGAAGCACGTAACCTTAACAAGGTACAAGGCACGTTTATTACCTCAATTATGAAGTATGTATCCAAAGAGGGACGTATACATGGGCACATCAACCAGTTGAGATCTGACGAGGGCGGGACGGTAAGCGGACGGTTATCCATGAACAACCCCAACCTACAGCAGATCCCGGCCAGAGATCCAAAGCTAGGACCCCTGATTCGTAGTTTGTTTTTGCCAGAAGAAGATGAGCAGTGGGCTGCAATCGACTTCTCGCAACAGGAACCACGGATCTTGTGTCATTACGCAGATATCTTTGGTGAATGGAAGAACAACCCGCTCAAAGGAGCGAAAGAGTTTGTCGCGGCATATAACGACGATCCAAACACCGACTTCCATACAATGGTGTCCGAGATGGCAAAAATACCCCGCAAGCAAGCAAAAACCATCAACCTAGGGCTGATGTATGGCATGGGTGTCAATAAGATGGCTGGTGAGCTTGACTTGTCCGTAGACGAGGCAAAAGAGATAACGCAGCAATACCATGCCCGGGTGCCTTTTGTAAGAGAATTAATGCAGGGCGTGTCGAGATCGGTAGATACCAAGGAAGATGGGTCCATACGCAGCCTCAAAGGTCGTAAGTGCCGTTTTAATATGTTTGAGCCGGTAGGGTACGACTTGAAGAAAGCCATGCCTAGAGCGGAAGCTAAGGCCGTCTACGGCGATACTACGCCTTTACGACGTGCATACACCTACAAGGCTTTGAATCGATTGATACAAGCCAGTGCAGCCGATATGACAAAACAAGCGATGGTTGACCTGTATGAAGCGGGTGAGCTACCACTTATCCAGGTTCACGATGAGCTAGGCTGTAGTGTTATGAACGCAGACCACGCACGACGGATCAAAAAGGTCATGGAAGAGGCCATAGAACTCAGGGTTCCTAATAAATGTGACATTGACCTTGGACCAAGCTGGGGAGAAGCGAAAGAACTTGCGTAGTATCCCTGACCATCCTATACTCTCGCAGATGGACACTGAAAAATATAAGTCAATTGCGGTCCCTCGAAGCGTATATCAGGACATCAAGATCCTGGCAAAGCATGAGGACCGTCCTATCAGTAAACAATTGGTAAAGATTCTCAGGGAATGGGAACAAGACCGTATCCGCGAGGCAGAACGTCTCACGGAACGTCTCCCATAGACATGCCCATAGATTCATCGGTTTTGTCACGTCATTCCGAGAGGTCAACTGTGGGCGGGGCAAGGGCTGCTACCCTTGTATTTGCTAAGATGTCGATCCCTTGATTAGGGTCAGGCTTCATCAGGCCTTCCGTAGCGCACCGCACCGCTTGACCCGAAGTGCGGTTTATACCAATATCCAGCCATCCTTTTCTTCTCCTCGATGTAAGGATAGCGACCAGAAGGCCAACCCTTATAGGCCTGACACGGCCCGAGCCGCCCGGGTGTCGCGTTGGCGGCATTTATTGCTTTTGTTTTTGTTACTACCTGGCTGCAATGCTTTTGAGCCTGCCAAACGATCCGGTTGGGCATACAAGGGCCATGAATATGTAAACTGCCCTGACCGTAAGACCATCAAAATGTGCGAGAAGGCGGGGCCTTATATGATTTGTGAGTGTGCTCTGAGGTAGGGAAGGGGCCGGTCAATGGGAGTAAAACCAGGCCCCCGTGGGGTCAAAGATAAAGTATCACAGTATCTTCTTTTCTGTCACCTCAAAGTCTGCACCAGCTAGAAATTTAGTCTGTTCCTTGAGTGCTTGCGGGTGATGCGGTTCACTAGTCATCGTCATACCCATCAGTTGAAGTGTCGGGGGGTTCTCTTTCATACCCTCTTCGATTTTTTTCATCAACGGATGTTCACGGACCTGGTTCATTGACAACGACTGATAGACCACTGTGGTCGGTTTTGCCGTAGCCAAGTTTTGATACGTTACCGCCATTGTAAACTTTCTAACCATCCGTAATCTCCTTGATTCCTTCGTTGATGATCTGACGTTTTTTCTGCTCCAGCAACTCCACCGCATCTACTAGGCCTTTTTCCAAACGTTTAAGGTCAAGCTCAGTAATCTTGATAGGTTCGATATCAACGTGGTCTAGGTCACTGTTTTCGAAATACTCCAGCACTTCCGACATTAAGTTACGGTCCCATGACATACCTTCAAAGTGATCCTTCCAAGCTTTCCACGTTTGTTTTTCATTAGGGTGCGGTAATTCATCGCACCAATCTTCAACGGTCTTTACACAAGCCCAGACAGCGTTGAATTGATCTTCCGTTAGATGAAACTCTTTATCGTTCTCACCACCCATGACCAACGTCGCATAGGCATCATATTGCTTTGGTGTTTTATCATTCCACTTCATCATTTTTCTCCTCTAGTCGAACCAGCAAACTACTCTCTGGATCGGGTTTCAGAAATATAGAGATGTAACCGTGGTCCGATATCGGCTGGTCGTACTCCTCGTTTATCTCCAGCTCCACGCCATGTGGCCCTTCGTCCGTGTCCAAGTAAAAACTCAAACGACAGAAAAAGTAACTAAGCAAAAAGGTGAATTCTTGCAATGACAGTATGTCACTCAAGCTGCCAATGTCCCGCGCCTTGTATTTATACTCAGCATGAAAGTCGATCATCCGTTTTTGCGACTTAATCATCTTGTCTAATTGCTCTCGGACATCCCCGGATTTCTGAATCTCGCCTTCAAGCGCAAGCTCCAGCGCATCGATCTTATCCAGATACTTATCGCACTGCCTTTTCCAGTGCTCGATCTCTTCAACTAACTCAGCCTTCTTCTTCATCTCTTTTCTCCTCTTTTCTTAACAAATGACGCTGCAAAAAGTCTGTCAACGCCTGCTTATGTTGCCCAGTGCCATACCACACCAGACCTTCCATCAAACGACCAATCACTCTTTGATATGTGAGTTTGCCCGTGCCACTACCGGCATTGGCCCTGACCGCTTTGTCCCTTACTTCTCTGACCGTGTACTGCATCTCTGAGAACCCGGTCCAATCCTGACCCACAGCCAGGACATAAAGATCATTACCGCGAGGCTTTTGCTTCTGTGCAATCTTCATCGTCATAAACGTGTTGACCAGCAAATCCAAATTGTCAATCGTGAAAGACGCATACTTTGAATAATCTTTCTTATCGACAACCTGTAGCTCCGGGACCAGTTCCGTTTCTTCTTCCGGCTCCGGCTGCACAACTTCCTGCTTGATCACCACAACATTGCTCTTGCTTCGCGGACCTTGGTCCGCTTTACGGGCCTCTACTGCTTGTAGTGCCCGTGAGATCTTTTTTTCTGTGGATACGCCGACCTCTTCTGGTTCGACTTCTCTCTCGAACTCTTCCAGTGATATCGCCTCGTGGTTCATAAACTCCACACGACGACTAGATATCTCGACGATGCGCTTCTCTTCCAACAAAACCGCATTCTCGTGATGTCTCCATCCCGTAGGGTTCAATAACTGAGCTACGTCGATCATCAATCCAGACTTGTCTACTAGGTTGCCCATCAAGACCTGGTTAATAACGTAGCCGTTCAACTCCCGCTGCTCGTGGTCCACGACCTCAAAGAGTTGTTCCGGGATCACACTAGCCCCATCAGGCAGCGGATCTTTCTTCAATCTTCTTACTACACGCTCGAAGATCATTCCTTTTCTAAGTTGGTCTGCTTTCATTCACTTCTCCTCTAAAAATCCCGCCAGACGGCCCACCCGGACGGGAACGGGTGTTCTAAGGCTGGAGTAGCCCTGGCCTATTCAATGAATCTCCATGCTTTGGTTTTCACGCATCTCTGCTTTAGCACTGTCCCAATCGAACTCGACCATGCTTCTCGCAAGATCCACTTCTCGTTCAGAAAGGTCCAACTCCTTGCCACCAAGACATTCTTTGAAAACTCTTTCAAATTCTTTTTTCGATGAACCGTCTGTCGAAACCACGGCGATCCGTAAACACAAAACCAAAAAGACAAAATCGTTAGGGATTTCGGGCTGACGGCTCACGATTCTTCCTCACGGGCCTTGTATCTCGGTTCCATACGTTGGGTAACATCATTGTGTACCCAGTTGTAACCGCTCTGTTCTGTAACCGTGTTGTACAGATTTTTCATGCGGAAATGTGCCTGATGCAGCACGACACCCGCATAATTATCCGGGCTATCCGATTCTTGGCTCTCGTAACTGGTCTCTGCCAAATCATCGGTTGTTGTGCGTAACAGGTCCACAAGCAACGCCATTTGGTCGTCATTCAAATCAATCTGCATTAGTTCTTCTCCTTGCTTAGTTTGATGCAGCGTTTACACGCTTCTTGATTTGGTAAGAGTTCAACAAACATGTCCAAAGGGACGGTTCTGTCGCTCGTCTCGCCACATAAAGCTCTGGTTGGGGTGAACCCGCCCATTTTGATATGGAGACGTTCCCCGTTATATTCTGCCATTACTTTTTCTCCCGGCTTTTGGTTGGTTTGGTTGCGGGTCTATCCAAGATCGCCATCTTCAAGATCGTGTCTTGGTCTTTCTTGATTTGTTCGACATCAGCCAGCAACTGCTGCCACTGGCTCAAAAATTCTTCTACCTGTTCTTCGGGAACTGTGAGCTTGATTTCGATCATTTTGTTCCATTTAAGATATGGGAATATGGGAACTTATAGTACAGCGCATACAAAAACAAGGGGTTTTTGATTAAATCGCGTATATACATAGTACTTTTTCGGGAAAAAATATTTTTTTAAAAAAAGTTTTTTTCAAAATGGTGTCGATAGTGTCGATAGTGTAACCTTCCCTTTGAAAACGGGCGTTTCAAGGGTTACACCAGGGTTACACCACTCAATAATGGTGTAACCTTCTGGCAAAAAACGCACGAGTGCATATAAGGGCTGAAATTTTTTATTTTGTAAGAAATTATTTTCTTCTGAAAAGTTGTATAGAGAAACGCTGTTTAATAGAATCCTCAGACATGGCAGAAGCAGTCAAGACCGAAACCCGGGGCAGGCCCCCAATCTCAGAGAACACAAGGCTCACCGGCAAGCAGTTGAAGTTTGTTGAACTGTATTGCACCCGAGAAGGAACTGAGACCCTCCAAAACCTTGCAATCGAAGCAGGGTTTAGTAAATCGGGTGCTCATACGAGGGCGTATGAGATGCTGAACCCGAAGAAAAGCCCTCATATATGCAAAGCAGTCCGGGAGCGCAAGGCCGAACTCAACGAGAAGTATGCTGTTACCTACGGGCAGCATTTAGCTGATCTTGGCAAGATCCGAGACGCAGCCTACGCCAACCAAAACTATGCCGGGGCCGTTGCTGCTGAAAAGGCTAGAGGGCAAGCTGCCGGGTTGTATGTTAGTAAGTCAGAAATAAGGCACGGTAGCATCGACCAAATGTCGAAAGAAGAAGTCAAAAAAGCACTGGATGATTTGAAACGACAACTGGGTGAAAGGGTAATCGAACATGAACCAGACGGAGTCGAGCTTTTGGAAGAGGCTGAAAAAAAGACTTGAATCGAGTTACGAACAACCAGTAGTCACTCGAGTTGAAAATAGTTCGACCCCTGGAATACCCGACGTTATTCTTTGCGATTCGAAAAAAAACATACACCTGATTGAACTCAAAGTTACGAAGGGCAATAAGGTAAACATCAGCCCGCACCAGGTCTCATTTGCAACACGACACCATAGTGCTCGAGTCTGGATGCTGATCGAAAAACAAAGCACTGATCAGAACCAGTGTTATTTGTACCGGTCAAATAGTGTGATGAAGTTGGCTGAATTAGGCATCAAGGAAGTACAACCGGATCTTATTTTTGATTTGGCCCAGGACGCTGAAACATTTCTTTGTTGGCTAAAAAATTCAAAAAAGCTTGACACGTTGCACGAGCGTAGTGTTAAGACTGCACAATGCTAGTCATATTTGAAAGACTCAAAGAAAAACGCCAGCTTGCTGAACTGCATGAAAAACTTCTGGCCGACCGCCTCGAACGGGAGCAGGCCGACCGGGACGCACTGAAAAGCATCAAAGAAAAAAACAATCGGATATCTGATTATTTGATTAGACAAAAGCGTATTAATATGGGATTGTTCGCAGACACTAACAACAACGGTGCGAACAATGAAACGACGACCCAAGACACTTTTAAACCGAAACCCTGACGCTAATACCAAGATCGCGAAAACTCAAAAAGGATTTAATCCTTTTGACAAGCCTATCTTTATGGCTCATCTCAACTTATTTCCCGACCCTATCACCTGCCCAAGTAGTAAGGCAGCAAAATGTCTTGATCCGTGCTTGAATCTGGCCGGTCGAGGAAAATTTAGTAACGTCCAGGCAGCACGAAAAGCGAAAACCGAATTCTGGCATGAAGACCCGGATGGCTTTTTAGAATTACTCGACCACGAGATTACGCTGCATGAAGCAGCCCGAGCGAAGAAAGGACAACAAAGCGTTATTAGATTGAATGTGACTAGCGACATTGCTTGGGAAGATCACGGGATCATACAGAATCACCCCGACACTTTTTTTTATGACTATAGCAAAAGAGCAAAACGGATCGATAAGACCCCAGAAAACTACAAGCTTATGTTCTCGTACAGTGGCGAACCAAAATACCAAAAACAAGTGGCAATCGCCAAAAAGACGGATGCACCTATTGCGGTCGTGTTCCGGCACAAACTACCCGACTACTTCGACAAGCTTGACCGACCCGTGATTGATGGAGATCAAACCGACCTGGCAAACGCTTTCTCTGGTCCGGTGGTGGTGGGTCTCCTGGCAAAAGGACCAGCTAAAACCGACCGATCTAATTTTGTTCAAGATGTTGACCGCATCCCGGTAACTATGGGATGATTCCCAATTCTTAAACAGGAGTAACAAAAAATGACCGCAGAACTTTATAAATCCCAACTACACGAAGCCGGAATGGCCGGTACTAGAGCCGTGGCAATTACTGAGGCCATCAGCGAATTGCATAAAGCATTCGCAGCTTGCGACGTGACGAACCGTAACATTGTCCGAGATCTATTCGGGAATTTGACCGTTGATCAAATGATAACGGACTTTGCCAAAACAGAAGACCTTGCCAAAGATATCTTTGACCAAGACCGCGAACCCCTCGAGGATCGCGTTTACATGATGGTCAAAGAGCGCGTCGAAGAAAACATTCACGGCCTCGTTAAAGATAGCTTGAACGAGCGTTTAGACGGGGTTGATTGGTCCGAGTATGTTGATGATTATATTAGATCGAAAATTGACACGATGATCGAAGACCCCGTAGGCGACGAAGTCAGAAAAATACTAGACGACGTAACTATTGAAGCCACTTTACACTGGTAAACGACCCGGCCTTAGAAAAAGCCCCGGTATGATCCGGGGTTTTTTTTGGCCTGTTTATATGCGAACATTCTCATACATCTTAAAAAGGAGAAAACAAAAGATGAGATCTATTAACGAAATTGCCAGAGATATCGAACGAGATTGGCAAGAAAAAGTAAACTTTGGTGCCCGTCCCTATCTCGAGGCCATGCACAGTCTGAACAGTGTAAACGATTATTTCGGACACGATTCTGCATCGAGTGTAATCCGTTATTTCTTGAGTAATGCTACCACGTGGCGAGGACCGAAAGCGCGAGAGATCAAATTAGAATTAAAGGAGATCCTCAAAAATGCATAAGATATTGATAGGCTGTGAATCGTCCGGGACCGTCCGAGACGCTTTCCAAGAGCGGGGATTTGACGCTTGGAGCTGCGACATAAAACCAAGCGAGACCCCAACCAATAGCCATTTGCAAATGGACGTGCGTCAGGCCTTGCGCGAACAAAAGTGGGATATGCTCTTAGTCTGTCACCCACCTTGCACTATGCTTTGTAATAGTGGCGTTCGATGGCTCCGCACCCCGCCACCCGGCCAAACATTAGCGGATCGTTGGCAAGAACTCGAAGACGGAGCGCGATTGTTCCGCGATTTGATGGACGCAGACATACCCGCAATTGCTGTCGAGAATCCCGTTATGCATAAACACGCAAAAAAGCTCATTTGGGGATCCGACTATGAACGAGCCTGTAAAAATGACGGAACGTTTATTCGTACATCTCAACACCCGTACCAGTTTGCGGAAAGTGTAGACAGCCCGGACAACCAAAAAAAACTGACGCACTTTTGGATCAAAAACTTGCCGCCATTGATCCCGACCGGATCGCTCACAAAAGAGACCGCCCGGGACGATATTCACAAAGCCCCACCCGGACCGGATCGCTCGACCTATCGAAGCCGGTTCCACGTGGGCATGGCAAAAGCGATGAGTGCCCAATGGGGAGATTACATACTCAAAAACGTCCGCCCCTGGTCAAAACAACTTAGCTTGATTTAACCCTCCCTGGTCAAAATGCCCCGGACTCGATCCGGGGTTTTTTTTGACTTCCAAAAAGCTTATCCTATTGGAACGTCGAGAGATCGGCGCGAACCAATAACAATGAAAAGGTAAAAATATGACAGATAAAAAAATGATCGGCGAACCCGTCCAACCCGGTGAGATCCCATTTTTGGACGAGGGATTGTCACTTCTCACAAAGAAATACCCGCCCGAGCCGGAAATCATCCAACTGGCTTTATCCGACGTTGTACTCGATAAAAAGTACAACCCGTTAGGGGCTCCTGAGTACCAGTGGACAGCTCGAGAAAACTTGCGCGAAGCTTGCGGATTCATCCCCGAGTTTTTCGCAATGGCACTCGGTGCCACGGTGATGGATGAACACGGAGACCCAAAAGAGACATCACCAACAATCGAACAACTGGCGGAAGCTTTCGACCGCGAACACAACCAATTTTCTGGATCTTGGACATTTTCCAAGCACCGGGAGATTTGGTCACAAGGAAAAATAGAAAACACGATTTATAAATCGGGAGATGGTGATCCGGATTTGTGGCCGATCCTGCAAGCATGGCCCCGGGACGTTGTTCTATATGGCAATAAATCTTTACTCGTGTATGAACACGCGATTTGCGCGATCATAAACCCGGACCGGGACGAATACATCGTCGGCCATTGCGACTAAGTCGGGGGCATCGAATGAAAACACTTATTCACCGGGACGATCCCAGAATCGAACGACGAATCGAGGAAATACGATCATTACTCAATCGTAATGATTTCAATCCAAGACAACGCCAACAGGCACGACTCGAGCTTGGCAGGTTTTCGGATTGTCTTTTGAAGATCACTCCGAAATACGACGGATTCAATTCTGACTATCGCCACTTGCAGACTGTAAAACGGTTAGACCGTCTCTATCGGTCCATTGAGTAGGCGATCAACTCGAGAAAGACCCCGGCCAGCTCCGGGGTTTTTTTTGCTCACCGTTTAATCAGTGAAACTTGCCGGGCCCCGGTGCCCGGTCCACCCGCCAAAAATTTTTGGGATCGGTCCGAGATCCCCGCGAACCGAACCGCGAACCGAAAACCGCGCCCCCTGGCACACGATCCGCGATCCAAAAACCCCGCGTCCTGGTCAAAGTGATATCACTGTGCGACGTGGTCCCCGGTCCGGGTCCCCCGGGCAATCGAGGCTAGCCGGACGGCCGCGACTCGAGATCCGCGAACCGGGATCGGCGCAGAATGGCCCGGCCCGGCGCACCTGTACCGGTGCAACTTTTCCGCAAACAATTACCAAAAAAATAAGAATGGCTTTCACTGGCAAAAAAACCTGCTATTCTGCCCCCAGATCCGTGGTCTGGGACCCCTATGAATCTAGCCTTGGACACTGCCGAAGAGACCCAAAAACTCCGCTTAGAACTGCGTCTAAAGCAGTTGGAGAAGGTTGAAGCTTGTCACCAAGAATTTTTACCATTTGTCCGTAGCATGTGGCCTGGGTTCATTGCAGGCCGTCACCACCACATCATTGCCGAGAAGCTTGAACAGATTGCCAACGGCAAGTTGAAGCGTTTGATTATCAACATGCCCCCGCGACACACAAAATCTGAGTTCGCGTCATATTTGTTTCCTGCATGGATGATCGGTCGCAAGCCAGACATGAAGATCATTCAAGCCACGCACACGACTGAGTTGGCTGTGAACTTTGGTCGTAAGGTCAAAAACCTTTTGGAGACGGACGAGTATCAGGAGATCTTTGAAAATACGCAGTTGTCACAGGACAGCAAGGCATCTGGCCGGTGGGATACTAAATCTGGTGGTATGTATTACGCCGTGGGCGTTGGTTCGAACTTGGCAGGACGTGGTGGTGATCTGATTATTATTGACGATCCGCATTCGGAGCAGACTGCAATGTCCGCGAGTGGGTTTGAGAATGCTTGGGAATGGTATACGGCGGGTCCTCGTCAGCGATTGCAGCCTGGTGGCGCGATAGTTCTGGTACAAACCAGGTGGTCCGAGAAGGACATGACAGGAAACCTGATCCGTCAAATGGCTAGGGACCCCCACGCAGATCAGTGGGAGGTTGTCGAACTACCTGCCATATTACCGAGTGGCGAACCAACGTGGCCCGAGTTTTGGAAACGTGAGGAGTTGGAAAGTGTAAAAGCTTCTATACCCCCGTATCAGTGGAATGCCCAGTATCAGCAGGCTCCGACATCTGAAAGTCTGGCGATTCTGAAACGCGAGTGGTGGAAGATATGGGAAGGTGCGAATGTCCCGAATCTTCAGTATGTGATACAGAGCTACGATACGGCGTTCTCGAAACGCGAAACGGCGGACTATAGTGCGATTACGACGTGGGGTGTTTTTTACCCGGAGGAGGCTGGCGGACCGGCGGCTCTGATACTACTGG